CCCCATGTTGACATAGACAACTTTACCGCTTCTTTAGCAGATAATTTGCCTGGGTTACAACGAAAATGAAGATTGTCATACGTGATAGGAATGCCAGTGTTTGAATAAACCAAATCATACAACTCTTCTACTTTCCAACTGTTAGGTTTGTCTTCATTCTCAAGTACCAAACGAGACTTTACATTAATAGGTAAATCATTGTATACATCAATAAACCGTTTAGCTATATCTTTAGTACCACCTTTATAACAATTCATATGAATATTAATTGGCGAATCGTATGATTGGGGTAAACCAAACAAATCCATGATACCAGCATGATTTTTTAGTTCAACAATAGACTTTTCTACAACAGTCTTTGTAGCACTTGCAGGTACTACAAATTGATCAGGATGTGTACTACACCGCAATTTATTTTTTTTAATGATTTCTGTACCACGCTTGAATTCTGCATAAATACGGTCTTTGTCAGGAAGAATATCAAATGATAGATTTGCTTCGGGTAAAGTAGCCAGTGGAAACAAATCACTGCTGATACGATAATTCCAACCTTTACTTGCACAAAATGCAAATGTATTTACCGCAACATACACATTGTTTAATGTTCGTTGGGAAATGGTAGATAAAGCACTTTTTCGTTCCAATGTCAAGAACCTAGTCTTGGTCATGGTATTTGCCTTGAAACCTTTTTCTTGAAGTTGAAGAGAAATGCAACACAATGATTTTTTCATTGTCTATACCCTACCACAAAATTATAAAAATGTCAAGAACTTAATATCAAGTCGGATAGTAAGCATATGGAATCGGACATGAAGCACAAGTACTGTCGAATGGACAAGTGTATCCCAAAAATTTCCAAGTCTTTTCTGTAGAAGAACTATTTTTAATCCAAGTAGCTTTTTTATTAATACCACCCGTAAGTAATCCACTCTTTGCGTCAACTACAGTCTTAAAATAACTGGATAAATTTGTAAATTCAGTATCATTATTTGTTTTATACAATATATCTATACCATCTTTAATTAGAACCGTACCAATATCACCATCAAAAATTCCATTGGGACTAGTATCCACATAGGTACTATCAGTTTGATTCAATGAATTAGATGTTAATTGATTGATAAACTTAGGAAATCTATTATCTTTGATGAAATTTACTATCATTTGTTATATAAATATATAACTATCGACCAACTTCATTAAAAAACTTTAATTTAGCTTCATCATAAGTCATTCCTATCATTTTATTATAAAATAGGATATCAGACTTGATATTACCTTCACTATGAAGTTTTTTATATCTTTCTATAGCTTTTGGTTTCCACCAGTCAAAAACACCTTGGGTATCCTTTTTAAACAATTCTTTCAATTTTAAATCTTGTTCACTAATCTTGTTTTGTAAGAATTCTTTGGTGTTTTCATAAAAAGAACTATAATATACACCTCGTTCATATCCATGTGTATAATCACTAGCTTTAATTTTTAATGTCTGAAATATCATACTAATAACCCGGTTCTTTGCACCAGTTACAGGTCCACTTACACCTTCTTTTTGCGTCATTGATTTATTGTACTGTTCAGCCTTATTATCTTTTATCCATTGATGCCATATTTCATATACACTGTCATCTGGTTTAATCATCATCTTACCAGTACTTGAACCACATTTGTGCCACCATTTAAGGCTGTTATACATACTGTAACTACCATACAAACTGGTTGTAGTCATACCAACCAATTCTTCTCCGTATAGTTTCTTCCAAATTTCTCTGGTTTTAGAAGTAGTAATTAAAGCAGCTACTAACTTACCACCCAAGAAATTATAACCAAATGGTTGGGTACTCATAATACAACTACCAATAGCACTATGAACTAGTCTTTTATCTTTTAATTTATTATCAGCCGTCCATCCAATATAATTGTCTCTGACTGTAATTAAAATAACATCACTTGAAATACTTACCGCACCCAAATATCTTGGATTATCCACATTACCATCTGTAATCAATAACTTAACAAATCTACCCGGTGTTTGTGCATATTCCATTGTATGACAAAACAATCGTAACATCAACCAGTCTTGTTCATATGCACTACCTGGTGTAACATGAACAATAGTTGGATTTAAACTTTCCAATTCTTTAACCGTCAATTCTACATTGTTAATATCTGTAGGATTCCAAATCTTAGCTTTAACTACTCCAGATTTATTCAAGTAATCTTTATAAGACTGTACTTCAACCCATTTCTTATAAAATGTCTGTTCTTCAGCAGACATACTCTTCAAATAATCAATGTTTTTGATAAACTTAGATTTTTCTAATTCAAATTCAAACTCACCAGCATCAAAAAATTCGTTTCCCATATTTATATTTAGTATGACATTAAAAACCCCAGATCCAACTCAAAAAGTATACCATTGCATTGATATAGATTCAATCAATTTCGCTTTATACGACAGTTTAATGGATCAACCTATAGAATACGGTACTAAAATTAAAATTCAAATTGCGATGAATAAAAAACTATCTAAAGATATAACTATCTATTATTACAACTTAAAAGAATTTATAAAATTAAAACCAATAAAACCATATTTTGGTAAAAAATAATACCGTATGAATACATAACGTACCCATACGGCATTTCTATGCATTCTACAGATTAAGCAACTACCTTATCGGTTTTAGTTGCAACACGTTCATTTGTATCGGATTCTGCCTTAACATCCAGAACATTGACAGTATTATACTTATCACTAAGCATAACACCAGCAGTACGAGCCGCATTAATAGCTGCTTCAGTTACGGGATTCATCACGAAAGCAAGCTTTGGACGACCCTTACCACCATGTACTGTTCCGATTTGCGAAACACTACCTTCATCAAGCGCATTCTTCAACCGAACTCGCAACGTGATTGAAATAAAATCACTATTGAGAGCAGTCAAATCACTTACACCAAAATAGGTGTCGTTTGATGGCCAGGTTACAGTTAGGTTTGTCTTATTCTTGCGGTCTGTCTTCTTAGTATTACTCATATTTTATATTTTTTGTTTATGTTTAGCGGTTGAACTTCAACCTTATAAATACTTTATATTATATCCTGTTTGATGTCAATGACTTTTTTCAAGAAACATCCGATTCATTGTCTTGGCAACTTGCAAAAGATTGCTTGGATTGATGAATGATGCACTCTTTCCATACATTTTCTTGAACAAATCAATTGCTTTTGGATTATTTATTCCTTCACTCTTAATAAAATAACTCAATACATCATATCCTTCATGAGCAATCTTAGCTACCTGTTTCTTGGTATGTAGAGCAGCAGACTCTTGACTATAATTTACAGCGACACCATTATTGGTTGTATAATTCATAGCAGGCTCACCATCACTGAAATTAAGAAAATAATAGTCAGTATCAATAGAAGTCTTTGGTAAATGTTTCATAATTGCTTCAAATGACAGACCTTCAGGTGTAGCTCCATTTGGATACAAATATGGAAACAATGACTTAATCTTACCGATTTTATCTACTGATGAATCATATCCAATCACAACATAAGGATTTGATCCATTATGTGAACGACTTGTACTAAAAGTGGTTCTGAATGATACTGTTACCTGTAAATTATCAATCATAGAAGCAGCCTTACAAATAGCAACTACACTTGTCATAGTCTTTTCCCACTTGTCTCCTCTCATGCTTGAACTAGCATCTACAGTGATATGAATATAAGATTTTTTATATTTAGAAACATCCATAATATGAAACACATTTTCATTATCAAAAGACAGTTCTGATAAAATCCTACGGTCAATCTTACCTACAGGTTTGCGCATATACTTGGTGGTATTTACTTCACTACGAATCTGTAGCTTACGGCCAAGAGCTGCACCCATTACTAATCCTGCATTTACTGCTTTTAATACATTTGGATTAATTACAGATTTACTACTATAAGATCCATTAAAATGATTGTATTCAACATACTTTAAAGGAAATACATCTGTATCAATTAACTCTTTTTTTAATTTGGTAACAAGAATTGTATCTACACTATAATAACCATCTGACTTAATATAGTCAGTCCCACTCTTAACCAAAGTCATTCCACTCTGTTCAATAGCGTCAAGAATCTTTTTATCTTTTTTAGATACTTTCTTTTTCTTAATATTACCACTCAAAAAATCCTTCTGCTTTTGAATCGCTTTCTTAATTTGTTTATTTTTATTATCAGATACAGATGGATCTTTTCCAATATCATTCTTTACATCACCCTTGGTATTATCTCCAACAGGAGACTCTATTTTTTCTCCTCCCAAAGAATCTCCGCCAGATTCATCACCTGGTTCAGTAGATTTACCTTTTTGTTTGTATTCAGTGATATTGGTTAAAATAATCTTTGCAACTTCCATCGCAACATACAAACGATCCTTTGGTGTAGTTAACCGTTGAATATCAGAAAGATTGATAATCTTAGCAATTTCACGAAGACCAGGTAATGATTCCAAATCAGTGTTTTCATTTGTAAAGTTAATAATACGAGTTTCATAACTTTCAATAGATGGAACACGATAAAGATTACTCTTCAACATTAGACCAATCTTTGCACTATCAAAATACTTTTCATATAATGCTTGATAATAACCACGATATCCCGGAGCATTATTATATACATACCAGTCAATATAACGGTCTTCTACATAGTTAAGACAATTCTTAACCAAAGAAGCTACATCATCTTTAGAGATTTGAAGTGGTTGTGCTAATGAATAAATATCACTTGGAACTTTTGTCCAAATACTCTTAACCAAATCAAAATCAGATAGTACAACATGACTACCTTCATGTAGAGCCAGTCCTACAGCAGGATCAAAATCTGCCTTGTCCAAGATATCAGCAGACAAATAAACAGTCTTACCATCCGTACAGTTACTGTCACCGTCATCAGTAAAATAAACAGGAACAGATTTGCCTGTCAAAATATTGACGAAGTTACTTACAGCACGACGGGATACCGCCAGTTTAATCAAATTGAAGTTAACAGATGAACTATCATCAATATCATCTTGATAATCATCATCCAACCAATAATCACTATAAGTAGTCATATATTTTGACAGGCAATTTTTTGTTTATTTATTAAAACGGAGGTTGTTCAGACTTAGTAAGCGGATCTGAAAACAGAGTATTCTTGGATTCTACCTTGATATACTTTTGAACCAACTGTTTCACATAAGTCCGTTCACTGTCCATACCACCTTCAACCGTGAAATTAGGATAAATGGCAGTCTCAGCAATTTCAAGCAAATTAAATCCATCCAAGATTAATTCTGAAATTTCAACGGTTGAACGAGTAGGAATAAAATTACTCAATTTACTGTCCTCACTCTTAATCTGATCACGGGTATGAACAGCAATTTCAACAATTGAATTCAAAATATAAAGATGTTCAATTTCAGAAATATTGAAACGATCCTTTAGATAATTAAACTCAACATCCTTAGACAAGGGACTCATTTCCAACTTGACAGGAAAACGACTCATCAAAGCACGATCCATAACACGGGTAGAAGTATATTCATTACCAATGTTAGCCGTACCAATCAAACATACACCTTCTGCTACTTGCACAACTTCACTATCCTTCTTTTCATCCAACCGCAAATACCGTTGAAGATCATCAAGAACAGTCATCAACACGTTCCAAGCATCATGATGCGCACGGCTAACTTCATCCATCAAAATTACAGCATTTGGAGTCTTAATAGCCTTTACGAATGCGGATTCATTAAAGTAAGTACCAGTGCTCTTATCATAATGTGTATTGCCAATAAGAGCACTACGAGCATCTTGAGTAGCTCCAAGATTGAAATAAAAGTATGGACGTTCCAGAGCCTTAGCTACAGTCTGAGCGGCAAGTGTTTTACCACAGCCGGTTGGTCCAACAATAAGAATATTCTTACCACGCATTACACTGCGTACAAGATACTTCCATTTAATTGAATCCATCACCAGTGATGATGGTTTCAACTTGTCACAGTCCTTAATGAAGGACTTCACTTGAGTTGCGTCAACAGTTACAAGATTCAGAGACGATTTATTCTTCATATTACAGAGAACAATCTACCACAGATTTTTCAAGCCGTCAACAAAAAAAATAAAAAAACTGTTGGTTTGATCCAACAGTCTCTCGTTTAAACTTGATTTTTTGATTTTAACGTCTGTGCCAATGACCGTGATAGTGTCCGTGAACAACTACCACTGGAGCAGGTTGATGATAATAAACAACCTGTGGAGATTGTACATAAACAACTTGTGGAGCCGGAACATAATGTACAACAGGAGCAGATTGAACTACAACTGGTTGATGTACATATACTACTTGTGGTTGAGGAGGACATATAATCCTTTCAACTACATGAAGAGCAGCAACACCAGTAAGAACTTTACCAACTGTGGCCCACTCTCTGTCACCTGCATTTACTTTTACATTGGTAAGTGCTACTAATGCAGCCAAACCCAATGCGATATTGTTTTTCATATTATTTCTTTTTGTTTGATTTACCCTTGAATGTCTTTGGTTTGACAGTCAATTTCTTATCAGTTTGTTTTGGATACTTATAAGAAGCTTTTTCACCCTTGACACTATGATCCACTTGTTTCTTGATTTTGTCAACTGGTTTAAATGGTTGATCTGGTTGATCTTCTTTCTTTTCAACTTGATCTTTAACTTCAATCTTTTTGGTTGTATGTGCTGGACCTTCTTCTTTTTTAGATTCTTTGTCCTTATTATTTTCAACATTCTTATAGAATGCTTTTTGAACATAGTTACCAACTGTTGTTTTGAGTGTTTCTGTAATAAATTCTTTTAATGCAGAAAAAGTTAAATTAAATTTTTTGATTCTATCAGTATTATCTTTCATATATGTTACGGTAAAATTGTCATCTGTCATTGGATAAATTTTAAAATGATGTGGATTGCAAGAACATACATTGTAATAACCAGCGTCATCTAATACCACTTCCGCATCTTTATATAGCTTTTTAACATCATTAGATAATTCTTCCATCTTATAATGGAGAGATTCACCTTTTTCAACTTTTACATCTTTCAATGATTCTTTAATTAGATTCTTTACAGATCGTTTCACTTTAACTTCAAGAATACATTCCTTGATCAATTTCTTAAATTCACTAATATTCATATTTGTATATAAATATCATTAAAAAAAAGATTGTTCATCTGTATTTTCAACTTTTATTTCTTTTATATCTTCTTTATATCCACCAACAATAGGGTAGGGGTGGGAGGGGTGCTTGAGATGCTTTACCAATTTCTTATTTTCTATCTTATTTGATATAAATTTAATATATCTGTGTTTACCACTTTCCTTTTTACGCCAAAATGTCCTACAAATACGTTGTTTCAATTTATCTACATTATGAGTCTTCCATTTGGAAAATACAGTTCTACTATGTATCCATTTATAATCAGGTGGTCCACTAAGACTTACACTGTAATTCGGCATTAATGCGACATCTATATAGTTATCGCCTTGATATATAAATCCAGTAGCTTGATAAATCTTACCTGTATGTCCTACTTCACTATCAGCATAACTTAAAATACACTTGATTATAGGATAATCTTTGTTTATTTGACGGAAACTATCCGCAATACAATAACTTTCAATATTCTTACCATATCCGTCTTCTATCCACAACCGTGTTAATTCTAACACATTATCATTAGTAAGTAGTGGAGTGATACTATTACCAGCATTCCTACCAACACTGTTTCCATATACTAATACACCAATTAATTTTGCGTTGAATCCACCAAAGAATGTACTCTCAACATATTCTTTATAGTAAACACCATACGCAACAGTACAAAGTGTCCATTTATGCGTATAATGGTTCTTTATAATAAGATTCTTAGCAATATTCTTGTTTATTGACTTTAAGAATATTAAAGATGTATCACAATACTTTTCTTCTACCATCTATAAAGATTACCAGACTGTCTTACTTTGTCAACTTCTTTTTTGAAACTTTACTGTCAACTAACTTTGAAATTAAATCATTTGCAGCATCCAACTTAATTTCAAATTCATTTAAATCACTCTTTAATTGTGAATTTTCTTTCTTCTGTTCTTCCAATTCTTTCTTTATAGACTCATTTTCTTTCTTATATATACTCAATTCACTTCTTATAGCTTCTCTATCTTTCCTACATTCTTCCAATTCTAACTTAACTTCCACTCTTAATTTAGCACTGGAATCATTTATCATTTTAATCACATCCACTTTGGTTTTCTTTGCGGAAATACCATATGTTACGATTGATGCGATTACAGCAGGTACAATTCCAATTAAAGATAATACAATATTTTGGTCCATAAATTATATAGAATAAATATATAACTTATGGACATTATTCAAAATAATTTATTATAATTTAAAATCGTCAAAAGCGTTTTCACTGATGGTATTATCTATACCCTTTACATAACTACTCAATTCAGTTTCTTGAGGAGCAACTTGTAGTTTTTTACTGTCATAGTAACTGTCCAACCATCCAGATAAAGAATTTGATTTTACATGCGGATACAGTTTCTTATATCCAATGCTTGTTAATCTATTGTTAGCCAACCATTCAACATAATTTTTTAGACTTTCAGCAGTTAATCCAATCAAACTACCCTTGCTGAATAGATAATCTGCCCACTCTTTTTCAGCATTAACTGCCATTTCATAAGCCGCATATACCTTATCTTCATTCTTTTTAACGATATCTTGGAATCCTTCATCTGGGTTATTAATCCAGTTCTTCATAATATTCTGTGTAATAGCCACATGTAAATTTTCATCACGGCTAATAAACTTAATAATCTTACTATTACCCTCCATCTTTCCACGATATCCAAAGTAAAAACTACAAGCAAATGATACATAAAATATCAATCCTTCTGTAATCTGAGTAGCCAATACAGCATCAAACAATTGTTGTTTAACATCATCTGACGGCGTTAATAGTTCATCATACTTCTTACTGATTGCAGTAGCTCTTTTAACAATTTCTTCATCATCCAAAATACTATCAAAAAACTTGGTTGCATCTGGATAAACATTATTTAAAATGTATGTATAACTATTACTATGAATGGTTTCAAAGAAACTCCACGCATTCATACAAATTTCCAACTCACTATTTGTACAACGTTTTGTTAATTCATGAATACTACGACTCAACATACTATCAGTCATAGTTTGAAACTTAAGATTACTATCAAAAACAAATCGTTCTTCTGGTGAAAGATTCTTATAATCACTAATATCTTTAACAAGAGAAACTTCTTGTGGTCGCCAAAAGAAATTCAATTGTTGATCGTACAAATCATAGAATTTAGGATACTTGATTAAATCATATCGTTGTAATGATAAATCTTCCCCCAAAAACATTGGATTTCTCAACTGATCTATATTTTTCTTATTTAATACTGTTTTCATTTTGTTATCCTATTATAAAGCACAAGCACCGCTTTCACAACCGGATTCTTGTACTATTGGTTGTTTTATTTCAGTTTCATTCATAACAGTTTGTTTATCACCATCATCAGTATTAGCATAATACAAATTCTTAAGCCCATACTTGTAAGCCAATAACATATCCTTAATCACTTCTTGAACAGGAACTTTATTCTTTTCATAACGAGATGGTACATAATAAGTATTTGTACTAATACTCATATCTGTAAATTTTTGAATAGCAGCAGCAACCTTCAAATAACCTTCATTACTTGGCATATCAAAAGCAAATGTATAATTATCCTTGTACTTGTCAATATTAGGAATTACCACTGGCAAAATATTGCTCTTGCTTCCCTTGAAACTAATAGCACTACGGGGTGGTTCAATACCATTGGTACTGCTTTGAATTACTGAACTAGATTCTACCGGCATACAAGCAGTAAGTGTACTATGTCTCATACCATACTTCTTGATTTCTGCACGAAGTGCTTCCCAATCCATATGTAACGGTTCAGTAACAAATTCATCAATATCTCGTTTATAAGTATCAATTGGCAATACTCCTTGACTAAACTTAGTACGATCAAACTTTTCACACTTACCAACTTCTTTTGCCATTTCAACACTAGCCTTGATTAAATAATAACTTGTCTTTTCCATCCACTTGGCAACAAAGTTAGGAGCATCCTTGTCCCAATACTTCAATCCTTCTTTAGCCAATAGAGCAGCCAAGTTACTAACACCTACACCAAGACTACGACGTTTCTTAGCAAAGTTTTCTGCTGCTGGTACGAAATAATCTTGATGTTCAATCAAAGCATCCAACATTCTAACAATAATATCACAAACACTTTCCATTTCTTCATCGTCTTTGATTTCCAACCAATTCAATGCAGCCAAGATACAAACGCCAATTTCAGCATCCTTATCATTAACATCATTAATTGGAATCAATGGATGATTAACTTCAAGACATAGATTACTAGTATCTACTTGATCCAACCAACTACCATGTTCATTTGCATGATCCACAAACATTGTATAAATACGACCTGTTTCAAGACGTTCTTTAGCAAGTAGTCCCATCAATTCACGAGCAGGAACTTTCTTCTTGAACTTAATGTTCTTATTAGCTTCAGCCTTTTCATATTTTTCTTTGAATCCTTCTAATCCAAATGTATTCCACAGTGAAGGGCATTCGTGATAACTAAATAGTGTAACGTCTTGATTTTTCAAAAAACGTTCAAAGATTAGTTTATCTAATCCAATACAATAGTCCAACTTACGAACCCGATTATCATCAGTTCCTTGATTGTTCTTCAATACAAGAATATCTAGAATGTCATAATGAAACCATGCAAAATTGACGGTGGCACTACCCCCCCTAATTCCATTTTGATGACAACTCTTTACAGTAGCTTCAAATGCTTTAGCAAATGGAATTGGGCCTGTATGCATTACTTCACCATTACGAATTGGAGCATTTGTAGCACGTAGTCTTGATAAATTCAATCCAATACCATAACGACTAGCTGTAGCAAACCCAACTGCACTGATATTACTGAAAATACTACGTAAATTATCATCTACAGTGAATAATGAACAACTAGCATAACTCTTCATTGGAGTTCTTACACCTGCCATAATTGGTGTTGGTAGATTAATCTTATGCTTACTAAAATAGTTATAAGCTCTCTTTACATATTCAAGACGGTTTTCTTTATAATCTTTAAAGAAAGTCATTGCAATCAACATATATGCAAACTGTGGTGTTTCATATATTTGTTTAGTTGCTCTATTTTGAACCAAGTATTTATCACACAATTGTTTAATTCCAGCATAAGTGAAATTAAGATCACGATCATGTTTTAGATATTCATCCAATTTATCAAATTCTTGTTTACTATACCAATTAAGAATTTCACCATCATAGACCAATGATTCAATATTAGATTGAACTAAATCATGTAGTTTAGGAGGATTTTTACCACCCCATACATTCTTTCTTAATCTATAGTTTAACAATCTTGATGCAACATATTGATAATTAGGTTTTTGTTCACTAATCAAGTTTGATGCTGCTTCAATTAACATTGTATGAATATCACCAGAAGACATTTTATCAAAAAATGATAAATGTGCATTCATTGCGACTTCTTCAAAACTAACATTTTTGATATCTTCAGTTGACCATTGTAAAACCTTATTGATTTTATCTGCACTAAATTTTTCCAAATTTCCGTTACGCTTCTTTATAAAAATTTCTTTATTCATATGGGTAAAAAATAATTATTCAAAAAAGGAGAAAAAGACCAAAATAAAACTTTATAAAAATCTTATTTTATAGAAACTTTTTCTCCTTTAATTGATATATAGGTTATTCACTATCCTCTGTACTATGAGCATTCCACTTGTTGCTTATCATTTTCTTAACCACATTTTCTTCTTGACTCATTTCATTCAAGATACCCATACCTTCACGGCTATTTTCTGCGAAGATTCTGATATCTCCACATCCTGCATTCATTCTAGCCGGGAATGTTACACCATCTGGACCAAATCGGTTCTTGATTACATGGAACCGTGCAGTATTAGCTTGTTTGTCTGACATCTTACGACTTAGTGAAATAACAAAGTCAGCGGTCATAATCTTACGATAACTGTCAGAAATATTATTTGCTTGAATAATATCTTCATCCATAGCAGCACGATTACTCTGTGAAGCACTCCAAATTGGAACTTGTAACTCACCTGCTACACCACGTAGTTCTTCATAAATACCACCAGCTTCACTATAACTGTTACTATTACGATCACTTTGTGATGGACGAAGAATATCAGCATAATCAACAATAATAAGATCTATCTTAGTTCCAAGAGTTTGAATACGTTCAGCATGTAACTTCAAACTATGCGCAGATACTGTCTTGATTGGAAAGTACTTAATAATCAATTTACCAGGCACTTCTGCAATCTTCTTCTTAACAATATCAATGTTGTTACGAATGTTTTGGAAATCAATTCCAGTAAAACAAGCATCATAACGTAGACCAACATAGTTTTCATTCAATTCCAAAGTATAATGCAATACGTTCTTGCCTTGTTTCATTGCTTCTGCACCCATCTTAGCAAGAACCCAACTCTTACCACTACCTGCACAAGCAGTAATAATTCCAAGTTCACCTCCAGCAAGACCACCATCCATAAGAGTATCAATTTCTGTCCAGTTTGTTTTAACTGTCTTACGAGCCATTTGACTCATACGTTGTTCAATATCAACCATGTATTCATGTCCAATATTACGTTCCATACCTGCTTTCATCGCAATATCAACTACATGTTTGATTTTATCATATTGACCACTCTTTAAATGATCAACGCTTTCCATAATAGCATTCTTGATTTTCTGATTTTTACAGAATTCAAGAAACTGTTCTTTGATGTATTTCAAATCAGTATCACTGATCTTTTGATAAACTAAACGAAGTTGTTCTACAACTGACTGTTTTAGTAAATCATTTTCAATACTATCTACTTTAACCTTAAAAACTGCCAAGGTTGGCAAATCTTTATATTGAAGAAAATAACTAATCGTTTCTTTAACGATAAATTTATGTGCATCAGTCTCAAAACTATCTGGTTCCAAGATATCACTGATTCTTTCAATAAATGTTTTATCCGACACCAAACCACTAATACATTTGATTTGGAATTCAGATCCGAATTTTTTTAGGTTATCTACAATTTTTTCTGACATAATTTTTTATAATTTATCTATACCAACCATACCACACTTTTTCTGTAAACCAAGATTTTTTACAGAACCATTGAATTGATTTTTCCAAACACTTCATTCAACCATATCATACTATTTGGAAAATTATTTTGCATACAATCTTCTACCAACAATTTGCCAAAACCAAATTTGTCTAATTTAGAAATTGGTTTTTCCATAATTTCATTGATTCTCAATTGCGAGAATGTTTGAATTTGAGTATCATGCAACTGCATTAAATCATAATTACGTTGCATAACGTCTTTGTTTTCTAATACACTATCATATAACTTCAGTTTACCTTTATGACTATCACTATAATTATATAATTCCTGTAACGTATACTGTTTATCTTCTGTAAGAATAGGATAACACTTGATAATAGTTTTTAATCCTGCACCATAAATGCCATCAATATTGTCACTAGTATCACCTTCCATTACTCTATAGTTGATAAAGTTCTTACAACTAATGCCATATTCCAATAGAATTTCGGCACAACCATACAATTTCTTTTTGGTTGGACTCCAGATTTTAACTCTGTCGTCAGCTAATTGTAAGAAATCTTTATCAGCACTCATAATGGTAACATTACTATTCTTAAAATAGTCTGTTGCCAAATATGCAATTGTATCATCCGCTTCAATATGATCAATTGCCATAGTTGTTACAGGCAATTTATCTAAATATTGAACAGTCCTTAACAACTGTTTCTTTAGATTTTTATCTTCAGTATCAGGAGTAGTATCTTCATAAGCTCTATTGAGCCTAATTTTAGTCTTTCTACCACTTTTATACTGAGGATAAATCTTCCGTCTTTTCAGTGAACCCCCTTGACCATCAGATACAACTACAATCTTTGTAGGATTAATTAGTTTAGCTGCATAACCAATGCTTTTTAAACACCCTGCAATTCCGCCAGTATGGTTACCATTAGAATTGAGGGAGGGGGAGGCCATGAACGCTCTAATAAAAGTGTTCATGAAATCAACAATTAGAACTTCAGAATTGGAAGATCTATTCAATCCTACACTTCTGTCTTCTTGTTTTACGTTGTCAAATAAAGAAAACAACCTCTTTTTTTCACTGTCAGATAGATTACTCATTCTCAGATGATACACCAACATCTTCATCCGTGTCAATAACTGCGTCATCAACAATGATACTATTTGGATCTTTATACTTCATAATGACTGAATCACAGATTTTCATATAAATTTCTTCATTCAAAACTTTGTCATTTTTCATTGTTGATACAAAGTCCTTAGACTGGAACTTCCATTCAGTACCGTCATCCTTTTTATAAGTATAATAAGCCCCACCTTGTTTTACTAAGTTGTTTTCTTTCAATACCTTAATCCAAGAACCATAATCTGCAATTCCACTATCAAAGTAAATATCAAAAGATGCTTGACGTTGTGGTGGTCCCATACGATTTTTGACAACTACTGCTTTACATTCATTGCCAATTACTTCTTCACCTTTCTTGAGTTTACCTGTGTTGTTCAAACGAACACGAACACTGCAATGATAAGCAAGTGATTTACCACCTGATACTACATACTTATCACCAAATGCCATAGCATTTATATTCTGACGTAATTGGTTAGTAAATACAGTAAGTACTTTTTGACGACCAATCATAGTAGTAATCTTACGCATTGCTTTACTGATAATAATTGATTTACCAGTAGCATAACCATCTTTACCATGATCACTTTCCAATTCTACTTTTGTTGATGCAGCAGCAACAGAGTCAACAATAATTGTAAGAATACGATCTTTGTTTGACTTACGTACAATTCCAATCATTTGTTCCATCTTTTCAAAAATATCTTCAACGGTTTCACATTGAACATATAGAAGTTTTGATAGATCTACACCGAGACTTTTCCAGAAGTCTGGAGCAGCTGCATTTTCAGTGTCAATAACAACTGCGATTCCACCTTTCTTTTGTGTATCAGCAACAACATGTGCAGATAACAAACTCTTACCAGTTCCTTCCAATCCATTGAATTCAACCATTTTACCAACAGGTAGTCCACCATGTGGTCTGTTACTAATGGCCAAATCAAGAATAGACGAACCTGTACTAATCCAATCACTAATTTCAGCAGGATTTTCTTGTTCGTCTAAAAAATAAGCAATTTTACCACCGTCTTTGTTTGCTTTATTTAATTCATTTGCGAGTAATTCAACCAACTCATCTCTTTGAGGAGTATCTTGTGTAACTTGATTTTTCTTTTTCATAAATTTATATAACTAAAATAGGGGTGGCAGTAATATATACTACCACCCCATTACTAACAATTAATTTTAACTGTTGAACAAATTATCAAAAGCAGCTGAAACATCCTCTGTATTTGATTTTGATGCGGTAGCTGTTGGTGACTTATTCGTAGCAACTGCTTTTGGAGCAGGAGATTGAGCATCATCATCAACAATTGTGTTTACCGTTCCTTCTGATGGAATTGAACCATCTGGATTCAACCATGCGTTCATAACTTCCTTTAGTTCGTCATAACTAAATTCAGGGAATAGATCCATGATGTTAGTTTGTTGTGCCAAGATTTCTTTTTGAGCAACATCAATAGCAACACTTGCATTTGGCTTAACACGAATAGTAGTTTCTGGGAATGACTTACCAGAATCTTCTGCGGTACGAAATTCTACTACAATGTCACGTCCGTTTACCAAATCAGTAATATCACCGTAATCAACATCGCTGATGATACTTAGAATTTCTTGATATACATTTTTACCAAATCCCCAGAAACGAACACCTTCGTTTTCTTCACCACGAACAAGGATTGGAGCATATGTACGCATCTTTGGTTCAAACTTACGTCCCAAAAGCCAATCTTCCTTATTTCCGGTCTTCTTCATACGATTTGACCATTCAACGATTGGATCTGGACGATTAAAACTATCAGGAGATAGATAAGTCTTGTTATTGATGTTATAGTGAAACTTCAACTCAATAAAAGGATTGTCATTTTGATACTTGTATGGAACGATACGAACCACTTGTTTACCAGGCTTTGGTTTCCAAATTAAATTGGTTTTGTTGCCTTGGTTTGTTAGAGAGCTCAGACGGCTCTTCAGCTTTGATATGTCTAATGCCATAATTATTTTAATTAGTTAATTGTTTAATTAGTTAATTAAATAACTCACACGAATTATTTAACGACAACCAATTAAGTTGTCATTAATATATACTACCCACCAAACATTTTCAACTTATTATATCAAAAATTTTCACGGACACGATTCGGACAGACACTTCACTTGTTAAAATAATTGAATTTCTGTAGAGATTCCAGTCCAATTGGAAGGTTTTATCCAAAACACCGTTGTTTTCTTCAGCGATTAATTTGTTCATCGCATTCAGAGTGTACAGAGTGTTGGTTTCTTTTTTTCTATGAACGCTGATGGTATTTCGGAATTTCATTGAATTTCCATCGGTTAAGTCAACATTGTATGTAGCATACAATTCTTTTGGATTGTTGACATTACATAACAGAAATATTTTGCCGTTGATAACACTATAGAAATTTTTTATTTCTAAAATGACAGCATCATATTCTTTGGAAGTGGTAAATGTACACAATAATTGTTTATTTTTCATTTATTTAATATTAGTTGTTTACCATCTATATTCCACAAATTACCAATAAAATCGCCAGAACTATCGTACCATTTATTTTTCTTGTTATAAAATCCGAATCTTAAAGCTTCTTCAAGTGTATATTCAGTAGTCAATGCCTTTTCAATTGCTACTGCATCTTGTTCTTTTTCGTCAGAAGTTCTATCGTCACTCTTTGGTGTTTGTGGTTCTTGTTGTTGAGTTTGTTGAATTTGTTGGGGTTCTGTTGGTTCAAATTCAATTTGTTGACCGCTTTGTTGTGTTGGCTGTCCGTTTTGTTGTGTTGGTTGTTCATCTCCAGAGAATACATTAGCTTGTCCTTTTCTAGGATTTTGTTCAAAGTGAGAACCACGTTCAATAGCCTTTTGTTTATATTCAGGAGTTGGAAATGTAACGAGAATACCGTTTGAATTGTATGCTTGTCTGTCAGGATATCTGCCTTCAAGCATTTTATTTAGATATTGATTTACTGTTTTAGAATCTATATTTGATTCCAATAAATGTCCTCTAAGTATTTCAATATGTTCTTGTTTAGAAATATCAAATATACCGTTTTCAATTGAATTGTCGGTACTTGACTTTTCTAATGCTTCTAAAAATATTTGTTTTAGGTTCATAATTAAAATACATCTTCTTCACTTAAATTGGAACGGTGAATTTCCGTCTTGAAAGAAAACTTACTTCCTCTTTCATTTCTTAATTCAATTGCCGAATAAAATGGTTTTACTTCTACTTTTCCATTTTCTTCTTCTTCTCGTATATCAAAGATAATATATAAATATACAACGAAATATGTTCCGGCCTTATTTTTACTAACTTCAAACTTACTTAATCTAAAATTCTTATTTTCATTTGCATCAATTAACTTTTTACCACTAGAAAATTCAGATTTTGTTCCCATTCTGTTAATTGTCTTACCATTAAATATTACAAGTGGAAGACTGTCATTGTTTCCGAAAATTGCTTCTGCTGATATTTGACTTGCAAATTGAATAAAATCTTTCTTAATTTGAGCTTCATTGCCAACATTCATAAATCGTTCAATGAATCTTTCATAAAATGCAATAGCCGATACGTTAGAATTAAAGATGTTCATCGGTCTAAAAGCACCTTTATTCAACGGAACATTACCTTTAGTAGATTCGTTAAAATAATCGTTATAGACTTTTATAGAAGCATTCTTAACTTGTTTTACATCTTCAGGTGTAGTACCAGTAAATTGTACCATAAACAAATTCTTATTATCAATCAATCTTACCTTTTCATTTATGGCACTAAATAATGAATCTGGTTGAATTCTATTGATTTGTTGAATAAATATAGCAACATTCTTCTTTAATGAATCAGTCATCTTTACCAATAATTCGTCCGCTTCCCTTGCTTCGGATAAAACACCAATTTCTTTTTCAATAACATCCCAGCTATTAAACATGGTGGAATATTGATTTCTAGCATAATTCATGTCTTCTTGACATTTTTGTTCAATATTACCAAAAATCTTTACAATTGTGTTTTTAATTTTTTGTGTAAAATCACTCCATCCTTTTATCAATTCGGTAGATAAATCTCCTATTTTTGATGATATTCTATTGAGTGAAGACTTTAAAGACGATATAAATTCAATTTCAGTTAGTAGTGTTTTACCAATATAAATTTCTTCAAATATTGGATTTATACTTTCATTTTGTTGAAAAACAGATGCACCACCAGGAAATACACTGCGTGGATCTTTTTCAATTGGTTTTCCATCGGGTTGTTGTGTCTGTAACCATTGATAGTATTTTTCTTTTTCAGCAGGTGTACCTGAAAAACTTAATTTGTTTCCGAGTGTATCAAAAACACCTTTCGCTCTTCCGGTACGATAACTGTCACCACCAGCTTTTAAAGAAACCATTGCAAATTTCTTTCCTGTACCAGTAATTTCACACAAACTATCTTCTAAACCAGATACTTTTCTATCTTTTAAAGCAGTTTGTACTTCAGCAATACTACAATTATATAATAATACTACATCCGCAGTATTTTCTTTTTTCTTATCTTTGCTAGCATAACCACTGTTATTAAAAATATTGTAGAACTTCTTGATGTCTTGATGAATAAAACCAGTTGGTTTTGCAGAAGTAATATTTGCCAATGTTACAGATGTACCAGATGCCAATTCAATTCTAGACTTAATATCAGCATAATTTTGATATAATTTATTTTTATCTACTGCGTTAATTACAGAATCATCATTTAGTTGTTGTATGCTTTTTAAAAGCGTTTCAATGTCAGCGGATAATTTTAACCATTTTATTAGTAAACTTTTTTCTTTTGGATGATAATCTCCTTGTTCACCAAATATCTTATATAACGGAAAACTTTCTCTCATCTGTTGACTGAATGGCAATGGCATAACAGTTTCAACTTGTTCTAACTTACTTTGTAAGTCTTTTAATTTTATTTCTGCATCTGTATTCATTCGTATATATAAATATTACTATATACACGAAAATCAAAGTTTTTAAATATCAATTATTATCATTTCATCATAATTCTTACCAATGTAACATTTAACTGGTAATTGATTGTTTGACATTAACCGTTTCAATTCCACCAAAGTTTCTTTTTTATCATTGGTATGACAATCAAACAAAACACTATCATAAGTATATAGTATAGCTTTGGTTTGTTTATCATTCAAGTATTCATTTACTCTAACCAATGATTGCATTCCAAATTCAGTTTCACTTGCTTGTAAGATATAATTGAACAGTTTATTTGGACTTGGGTCATTTATATGATTTTTAGTAATTCTTCTTTTATAAATGGGAGTTTCTACATAACCATGTTCACTAAAGAATAACCATCTATGAGCAATATAATCACTCATTTTTTTGAAATATGGTATTTCTAATAGTTCAACTGGAATATTACCATACATACATTGAAAAGTAAGGTTCTTTGACGCTTTGATTTCTTCATCCGCCAAAGTTTCTTTACCATAATACAACTTACCAAGATATTCATAAGCATTTGTCGGTAAGTTATAATTGATTAACTTTGCAACTATGTGGGGGTGGTAGGCACTATAATCAATCATAAACAACATACCTTCATCACCGTATCTACTAATTAACGATGACCTACATCCATTTTCTTTGTTCAATGCACTATAGTTAATGTTACCAAACCTATTACTAGGTCGTCCTGTTGCGGTATATAGGTTATATTGAGTATAAACAAACCCATTCCTATCTTTGCTGGTTTTGTTTTCAAAGTGCCTATTAAACAATTCTACATCAACTTTCAAACCGTTGTATTCAAGAATTTTAAGATTGTCTGTAATGGTACTATTGATACTATGAAAACTATCATCAATTTTGACAGATTTAAGTCTAATCAATACCGCATCATACATGTTTTCAAACTTTTCCAAATGTTTTACCATTGGAATTGCTTTATTCAATTCACCATATTTTTGAAATCTGGTTTTGATTACATTATGTGCAGTTGTATCAAATTCACTATAATCGTCAACTTTACCGTCACTAATAAAGAAAATGATATTGATATCATACAGATTATTGATAGAAAATAAATGTAAACACTTTTTCTTGTCAAATACCCATTTCTTACCCTTAAGTTTATTAAAATCGTTGATTAATGTTTCTTTATTGATAAAAACATTACAATCTGGGTGAGTAAGATTGATGACATAGGTAGTTTTGGATTTGAGTATATGAATCAAAACCATGCACAATTCATCTACACAAGGATGTACTTTTTCATCTGATTGTATACATTCAAGAATAAAATCAGATGAAATATGCGATTCTAAGAAGTTAGAATACGATTGTTTGTCCAGACACACCATTGACACAATGTAACATTATAACAAATCAAAGTCAATTATTTACCGCCCCAAAATTCAAGGGGGTTATTTAAATAATTTTTTATATCTGTCATTTTATTTTCACTTATATTCAATATTTCAATATTTTGTTCTTGTACACCTTTTCTATCCAATATTTTATTTTTATAAACATTATTTTTTGGACCTGATATTATCCATTGTATAACTAATTTATTAAAATAATTTGTGTATATATCATTATATTTATTTTTATTTACTTCAGTTATTGTTAAATCATTTATTTTTTGAACAAAATAACGATTAATATAACCTTTTAAATAATCTTTTGATGTAGGTAATGGTTTATAATAATTTGGATATATATCGTCAGACATATCAACTCCACCAATATTAATATATTGTTCAGGTATAATCATATTATTTTTATCGTATTGTCAATTGTATTTTCATTTATACCATCAGTAGTTACTTTTATTTTTTTCCCTCTAATTGAACGAATACCCGCTTTAATAGTAGTAGTCCAATTGCCAGCGTCAACTTTATGAGATACATCTACAATTTGACATATAATTTCTCTTTCAGAATATGGACTTGGTAAATTTTTTAAACTAAATAATTGAAATGTTCTTAACCCAGATATACCTTGTAATGTTATTTCTACATTAAATCCTGGTTGTTGTCCGCCATAAACATTTGAATTATTTGTCATATCCATATCATTCATTATTGCAATTAGTAATGCTTCATTTGGCAATACAAGATTTACTATATTCCATCCAGATTCTTTTTCTGAAGATTGATTTGAAGAAGTAGTTCTTGGTCCCATAGCTGCTGCTGCGGATGCTCTTGAAGGTGGTGCGGGAATGTTTGGATTAAGAGGAGTTGTGGTTCTTGGTCCCATAGCTGCTGCTGCGGATGCTCTTGAAGGTGGTGCGGGAATGTTTGGATTAAGAGGAGTTGTAGTTCTTGGTCCTCTAGCAGCGGCAGCATCTGCTCTTGACGGAAGAGCAACAGACGGACCATATGATTTAAATGACATTATATATGAACCATTTGTATCTGTAGAACTTTGCGGTGATTTTTGTAACTGTTTGATTGATTCTTGGTTATTATCCACCAATTGCGAACGTGATCTTTGTGACCCCGTAACCGGAGTAACAGGTAATAAATTAAATCGATCACCATATGGAAATTGTAAAGGTTGATTTGCCGTTACAGTTCCATTTACATTTTTTGTATTTGTTGAAGATGATGCAATAATTTGATTTGCTGCAACATTAGAAAGTTGTGCATTAAAACTAATGCTTTTAATAAATTTATTAGTTGCTCCAACATCAAATTGAAATACTTTAATTGAATCATTATATTGAACAAATTTTTTATCAATGATTTTTAATTTACTATCGTCTTCAATTACTGCCAAATCCCAAATCTTTCCTGCTGCATTATTAATTTTTTGAAGTAATGTATTATAAAAATTTTCAACTGTATCTGCTGATTTTGCACATTCAATAATTGTCTTTACATTAACATATAAATCATTTAAATTGCCCCAATATCCTGCGGGTTTTCCTGATACAGGTTCTTCAATATCCCATCTAGGAAATGATTTACTACGTTTCTGTTCAGTTCTTTTTTTAGCTTTAATCGCCAAGCCGCCTAATTTTGTAACCATAGCATCGGATATAGATGAATCTGTACCTACATAATTGTTATATCTAAATCTATTAATTATACCATCCAAATTATCTCTCATTACCGCACCTCCTGTCCCAACACTAACATCAGTATCTACTTTTGATGCTAATCCTAGAAGTTTACTTTCGCCTTCATACAAAGTTATAGATCCAAATCCAAATGCATTAGTTGATTTTTGTCTAACTTGTATGCCTGTTTTTAATATTTTTGCAACGGTTCTATCATATGGAGACAAAGTATCATATTTTAATACCCGTGTTGGGATTCCTGATGAAAAAATATTACTGTTTCCAAAATTATATTGTTTTTGATAATCGTTGTCTTCTGGATCTTCTGATGGATAATAAATTCCAGCATTAAATTTAGGAGCTTTTTCATTTGGTATTAATAAAACATTACCATCACATGAAATTAAATTAGGATGTGCTCCTATAACTACATCACTTGTTTCTATTTCATAAAGATCAAATGGTTTAAGGTCATTTTTGTTTATACCAATTGGGTGTTTAAAAAATAAATTAGCAAGTTCAACTAAAAATCCAAATGTTACCCATATGTCTTTTTGATCGGAAGAATCCCAATCATACTTTGATTTTCCTTTCATCAAAGCCATATCACCATATTCTTTTTTTCTACCAGCAAAAAATCTATCTTCTACCTTTCTTACATCACCATCCATGTAAAAATCTTTAACAATAAATGATCCACTAATAGCATCATCCATATCTAATTTTTCAAAAAAATTTTTACCCAATTTAATACAAGAAGGTAGCTTAGTTACTCTTTTTTCTAAATATGAAGCAAATGATGATTGTACATTTGTTTGTTTATCATCTGATTCTGTTTTTGTAGCACCATTAACTAATACACCAGAATAGTTTGCATGTTTAGATAGTATTTCAGTTTTACAGTCAAATGTAATGCCATCTTGACTTGAAAAATCAAAACCACTAACAATGCCCATCGTAACATCATATAATCCATATGATTCTCTAATATTTTTATCATATAAAACAGATCCACTAACTGTAAATAAATCTTTTAAGTTTTTTAGATTATTACCTGTATTCCTTAAATCCAATAATGATGCGGGATTAAAATGATTCCACCCAAATTCAACAAACGCACTAATCTTCGGTGATAGAAAATATGGTGTCATATATTCTAATTGAGCATATCCATAACATTTCCAATTAATTGTAATTTTTCTAATTCTTTCTTTTTGTATTACAGCATCAATAGATGTAATGCCAGGAACAGGTAAAAATTTTTGTACAGTTCGTTTATCATTTGATAATGAATTTGGAAATGATACTAGATTGCCGTCAGATAATAAATCCAATGTATGTTCATTGCCTTCAGCATCGTATCCTAATACATTTTTATTTGAAAGAGTCGAACCATTTAATGTAGTTCCATATGATTTATCAAATCCATAACCACCTTGTAAAATGAATCCGCTTTTTTCAGGATAATTACTTTTTCCATCTGCTTTACCAGTACCGTTTGAAAATACTCTTACCCAAGGAGTCAATGGACCTTTATAATTTTGCCAATTACCATCATCTCCCCAAGTTACTGATCCTGCAGCAGCAGGATATTCAAATCCAATATCGTTTTGTCTTCTTCTAAATTCTTTGATAATCCAATCAGGTATTGGATTTGGTGCCCACGGTCTATTGTCTGGTGTTTTTGCCATAACTTATGAATTTAATAACTTAAAATCTCCTATAATATTATAAATATTTTGCGGTATTCGTAATTGAATGCCTGCTGGCACACTCAATCTACCATTACCCAAATTATTAGATTGGGCCAATATCCACCATAATGTAGAATCTTTATAATACTTATTAGCCAAAGCATCAAAAGTAGATACTTCATTTGTTATAACATATAAATCATTATAAGCAACAGGTATCACAGGATATAATAATGACTTATATACCCGTTTTCCATCCCATCTCTTATCTTGTTGTGCAAATGTATATCTATTCATAAATTATTATGGTCTTGGTCTTTGATTTGGTACTGGTGGAACAAGATTGGGTCTGGCAGGTACCAAATTTTGTCTGGGTTTATCGGGAACCATTATTTTATCAGAAAATGAATTTGGTTTTGATACAGATAATCCTTCTTGTTGATTTAAATCAATGCCATTGATATAATCTCCGTTCTTATCTAATGCTCTCCAAGCGTTACCGAAATTATTTCCACCTACAATTGGTCTTTCTTTTTCCAATAAATCCATTTGTAAATTCAATTCACATTCTCTTGGAAATTGTGCATATTTTCCTTTGCTGTCATTCCATTGAATTTTACCATTCAAATAATTCCAATTATTACCGTCAATTTGAGCATATTCTTCACTCAATGTTTCCCATACACAATTATCTGGTATATTCATGCCAATGCTTTTAATTACTCCGGGTTGATTTTTGTATATATCACCAATCGTAAATTTAACTAACGGCGGTATAATAAATCTAGAATATATATTACTAGGATTATTTTGATCTCCACTAGTATAATTAGCTGGTTTGGTTAATCCTACTAAGTAATTAATTCTTTGCCACATTGGTAATAGTTCTTTTATGCTGTTAGCAACAACATTAAATTTAAAACTTAAACCTCTAGAAAATCCTTTGTATGATTGTAATTTATCCGCTCTTCCAATATATTCAATTGCAGTCCAGTCTGCATTTAAGTTTTCATTCAATCCAGTAACAGTAGCTCTAAAAGGAATATATTTGTCATTTACAAGGTCATGAAAATAAAATTTTATTAAATCACTGTCTTCTGAATATTCTTTTTCAAAATTATTTCCAGATAAAACAGTTAACTCATTAATTTTGTCACTGTATTTCGCACCAGAAAATCCTTTTCCTTTTGGATCATCCAATAATTGTTTTCTTTTATCATCTTTAAATTTAGTTAAATAACCACCTTTATTGTAATTAAACGGATTTACTTTTTGTTTTTGTGCATCTGGATTTTTTGTTAATTTATTGATATAATCATATCCTTTTAATGTAGCATCCGAAAATTGCGGATTAATCAAATCGTCATCAGTTTCTCCTTCAAATTTATATCCAGCACTTTTAATATTATCAATTACTTGTTTTAAATTATCTTCTATATTCTTAACCGCATCAGATTCTTTATCTGTAAATTTAGTTGGATATTTTTGTTTTGAATCAGCATAATATGCCAAGTTAATCAACATTTCAGAATTTTTAAATTCTTGATCTGGACTAATATTGTTTCCTACTACTTTGCCATATATTTGGTGTGCATTTACTTTTTCTGTCAACTCAACTTCTTGTCCAAATAATTTGGGAAATTCACCAAAACTCGTTGAACTATTCCACGGACCTCTTTTACCAATTAATAAATAAGTGCCATCGGCTTGTCTGAAATATCTACCTCTTACACCAGTGGTTTCATCGGTATCACCTTTTCTTGCCGTATTATCACTTGTACCAGCATACCATTTTTGTATAACCTTTTTATCAAAAGTATGTTTTAATGTTCCTGGTGGTTGTTCAAATATCTTTTTTGATGATGCCATTATACCATATGTAGATTCACCAACTTTATATTTTTCACCATTTGGTTGTTCAATCGCTGAAAAAGCACCAAATAATGTATTAGCTCTAAAAAATTTTCCAATAGCAGATACACTAAATTTGTTGTTGGAAGGTTCTTGCCATTTACTTTGAAAATTCTTATTTGCTTGTGATGCAGTTGAACCACGTATCAATCCTTTACCACCATCACCAGCATTAATTGGTAATGCACCAGCACCAACAGTTCCTTTAGGTGGAGTTGGTTTATTTAAACCCAAAGCATTTGATACTGCACCAAGTCCTAAAGCACCAAGAACACCACCCAAATTTGGTTCAATGTGTCTAGTAGGAGGGGTAATCAAACCAAATGAAGCAATACTTGTTGATGCCAAAATAGGCATCAATGGATTATATAACTTAGTTTCATTAAATGAATTTAATCCTTGTAGTATTAATTGTTTACCCAAGAAAATTATACCGTTACCACTAACACTAAATTTTGATATTCTAACTACATCTTGTAATGCGGAACCAACTGGTAATGCTCTACTTTCATATCTTTTTAATCCATTTACACCCTTTCGTGCATTATTAGGATTAACTGTAATAAATGGTTGTTTAGGACCAAATCTTAATAAACCACTGTTATTTGTTTCTAGTTTATACTTGTTATAAATTGCATCACTATTTTGAGCATATAATACACTCAATTCACCTGGTTGTCTTAAATTGTTAAATCCAGATGGCAATGTATATCCAGCACCAATAATTTGTGTATTGGTAGTGGATAACGGAGCAGGTGATTCTAAATTGTTAAGGTTTGCCATATATTATAAATATCAAGTTATTTAACTTGCACCTCTAAATTTTGTAGCAACTCCAACAGCAGTACTTACTTTAGTACCATCTATATTAACCGCAATAGCTCCACTCTGCATCAATCCTATCAATTCATCTAATTTTGCAACAACTTCTCCATTTGCACTTTGTTCATTTTTTGATTTATTAATTTCAGCCAACGCTGGTAAATTTGTTCCTAATGCAGATAATTGAGTGTTTAAAAATGCTATAGCAAAACCCATAGAATAAATCCCCGCAATCAATTCTTGATCTTTAAATATAGAAAATGTTTCTTCTAAAGAAGATATCTGTGATATATTTGCCGCAATATCTTTAACACCGTCTCCAAAATTTTTCATTCCTTCACCTGCCATTTGTGATGCTTTTCCAAAGGGAATAAATGCTAATCCCAATGCAGCAATACCAGCAACACCAGCAAAAAACAACGCAGCCCCAATTCCACTTGCAAATATAGAACCCAAAAAAATTGCTCCTGCACCCAATGCATACATTGCTGCTACACTTGCTAAAATTGCAGTTGGTGATACGCCTGTTAATAAACTCAATGCAAATGTAAATGGTATAAATGCTGCACCCAATGCTAAAATACCTAAAACTCCCATTCCAATTTTAGCTATATCCATCATTTTTATTCCTGTAGATAATGCGGTAAATCCACCAACAATTAACGGTCCCATTGCGCCGACGGCAGCCATTAATAAAATACCAGGAATAGCAGTTATAAACAATAAAAATGCAGGACCAGAAGCTGCAATTCCAAGTAATCCTTTTAATATTTCACCCAGTGGATTAAATGATTTAATACCATCAGCAAGATTCTTCAAGAAATCTTTTATATTTTGACCTGCAGTTTTATTTGCGGTTGGTGGAACAGTTGGTATTGCACCAGCCGTACCAGCCGTACCAGGTATAGCAGGTGTACCACCAGCCGCACCAGGTATAGCAGGTGTACCGCCAGTTGATGTAATATTTTTTGCAGCATCAACTGCACCTTTTGCGGCATCAACTGCACCTTTTGCGGCATCTTTTAAACCTCCTTTAAAATAATTTGGTATCAATTTAAGAGCTAATTTAAATGGTGAAGTAATAAACTTTATTATTGTCCCTACAAGTGTATTTGATCCTGTTACAGAAAACGCCAAAACAATAGCAGCAATTACTGCTGTTCCAATTTTGGCTGCCCAGGAATCCACGCCTTCAGGTGGAGTAGAAAAAAAAGAAGACATTCTATTTAAACCATCTTCTATAAGTTTTAATACATCTATATAAGGTTTTAAAGCTTTTAAACCAGCATCAATCAAATCAACAATAAGTCTAAATGGTGCCAATATAAATTTAGTAATAATCATACTCATCTTAAACAAGATTCCAACAATAGGAACCAAAGTGTTTATTATTGGTAAAAATGTTTCAGCCAATTCAGTTGTTATGCTTTGAATTGACATCATTATCTTTTCTTGTTGACTTGCTAATTGTTGAGATAACAATTCTTTTTTATATTTTTCGGATAAACTTTCTTTTGTTTTATCCATTACTTTTTGTTTAGCCGTCAATTTTTCATAAGTTTCTGGATCTTCTAAACGTAATTGATTTAATTCTTGTTGTTTTGCGTTCATCTTATCCATTTCTTCAACAGACATACCTAACGCTTTTGCAATACCTATTCTTTGGAAATAATCCATCTTAGATACATCTCCTGCTTCTTTTAATAATCTAGATTGCTCTTTTGCTAAATTTTCTAAATCGCCTGCATATGCTAGTTCTCTTGCTTTTTGTAAATTAACATCTCTACCAAATAAAACACTTGCTTCCATTTCATCATTAATAGAAGATTGAAAATCTAACATTCCTGCAGCTGCTTTGCCTACTGATTCTAATGAAGTTCCTAATCTTTTTGCTTCAATTGCACCTTTTATTAAGCCATCAACACTGCCCCTAATTAATGATCTAACAGTTTCTGATGGCTTTGCAACTTCTTGCATTACTTTACTAAATGGTACACCAGCAGCTTTTGCCATACTTGCTGCAGCACCAGCAGTTTCTCTAGCAACTTTTGATGACATTCCACCGATTCCCATGAAATTTTGCATTATTGCGGTAGAATCTTCTGCACTAACACCCAAATTCTGTTTCATCAAAGAAACATATTCTATATTTTCTTTGTTTGCAATAGAAGTATCACCAAAAGCGTTTGCCAATTGTTGTGCAGATTCACCTGCTAATTCTGCGGTAACTCCAAATTGTGATAAATCTCTACTAGCAATTCTTATATTCGATTCTACTTCTCCCGTTTGACTTGCCAAAAATCCAGTGGTTTCTCTAAACTTTTGAGCTGCGTTATCTAATGCTATAAATCTTTCGACAGACAGTTTTAATAATTCATATCCGGCAGAGAGTGGATTATTTAACTTTGTTAAACTTTTATATAAATCGCCGGCTTTATCATTTACTGGTGCAAATGCTCTAAACATATCATCAAATGATTCTGCCATTTTACCTTCAATTTGTAATGATTTTTGAAGATAAGCCGATAAATCTTTAACACTACTTATCTGTTGTGCATAACGTTCATTTGCTGCGTCTAACAAATCTAACTGTTCTTTTTGTTGATCGTTAATACTCTCACCTAATGCACGTAATCTTTCAGCTTCTGCGAGTCTCTGTTGTGGTGTCGCCATATGTATTATAAATATAGTACCTATGGATTTTTATATCATTTTCCTCTAGAAATATTCGGTCTAGAATTTGGTTTAGAAGAAGACTTTGATCCTTTTTCCATAACTTCTTTTTCTTTTTCTTTTGTTTCTATTAGTTTCTTTAAATAGAAAATCCTCAAGAACACAGGTAATTTATATGCAATATCCTGTGTAAATGCACCTTGAGAATGATATGCCAAACTAAATATCTGTTCGTGAATCAACAACTTATCTTCCGGAGTCAGGCCAAAAAAACTGTACCGTTAGCGGTACACCTATCCTTTCGTCGTGATTACATTGTTCACATTTGAAATCAAAATTTAAATCAATATCAGGAGTTCTTTCTTTAATCAACTTTCTTAATTCAAAACTGTCTTTTGAAGTAAGTTCATTTTCAACAAATTTTTTGACTTCTGTTTTATCAGAATTTCCATTTACAGCTACAATTGTGTATCTTAATCTAGTAGTTACATCTGAAGTACTACCAGTTTTAATCTTTTGCAACATCTTGGTTTCATTGTCAATCTGTTTTTCATCTCCTGAAGTTAATAATTTACAAGTTACGGTCTTTTTACAATATGGCAGTTCAACATCAAATTGATTTGATCCTTGTGGATACTTTGATACATCCACATCTTTATATTTCAAATCGCTTAAATTGAATGTACATTCATTATTTTCTCTACATGCCGGACATTTAATTTGAAGCGGACCATAACTATCACCATAAGCAAATCTTCGGATTGCAACAAATACTGCATTTTTATCACCCAACAACAAATCGTCTAGTTTTACATCTTTATCCACTATAAGTGATTCAATCAACTTATCCAACACAATACCTTTTTTGATATAATTTTGATTGGTAAGAATATCTTCTTCTTTTGCAGTCATTATTTTTAAGTTAATAGTACCATTGCTCAATGGACTAGAAGAAGGATAAAAATGTCCCTGACTTGGCAAATCAACTATTTCAGATGGATAAGTTGTTTCTTGTTTTTGTTGAGAACTATTTCCAGCAAATTGACTAGCTGGTTTTGTAATAGGAATTGTATAGTCGTCCATAAATTATAACTTTCAGTATACCAATATATAGTATAAAGTTATAATTTTTAATTTATTTAATTTAAGACGATTGAGATTGTTGTTGTGCAGCTTTCAATAAATCTGTTTTTGACTTTACAGTTTCTTTTGCGGTTTTCAATTCGTCATCCACTTTCTTTTTTTCTTCAGGTGAAGATGCCATTCTTTGTCTTGCACTTACTTCTTTTTCTTTATCTTTTGCAGATGATAATTCTATTTGTCTTTGTGCGAGTAAAGCATCATTAGTTTTTTTAACTGCTTGTTTTACATCAGACTCGTTTTCATTCAATATTTCATTGATAAGTTGTATAATACATTCCTTTATCTTTTTTTTAGATGTTGCCATACCCTGTTTAACCGCATCAAATAATTCTTTTGCTAATTGTGGATTATTTGGAACAGTACCCTTAAATGATTCAAAATCGTTATTCTTTACAAATTCTCTTGCCATACTAGCACTAACTCCTCCCACTCCTTCCATACCATCTTCTCTTTCACCACTACTAATGATATTTAAAACACCAAATCTAGGTGTTTTATCCATACCATTCCATGTGTTCAATAGTTTAGTAAATTCTGGAACTCTATCACTACCACATACAAATGTTGCATCAGTATAACCATTTGCCTTTAATTTATCTGCGGCTTGTAAAACATTTTTAATTGATACATCATATACAATTTTATCTTGTATATCAGGAAATAGTTTCTTTAAAAAATTGACCTTGGTTTGATAATCCAATGGATTTTTATCAGGATCCTGGGATTGACTTGTAAAAATATAAAAATCACCACCATCTGATGCATCAACTACCGTATCAATTAACTTTTTATGTCCTACCGTAGGAGGATTGAATCTACCAAATGCAAATGCTACATGTTTCTTCATATACAATAAATATCCTTGTATAAAATAAAAAATCCCTCTAATTTTAGTTAGAGGGATAAAAAGAATATAATTTGAATCAATATTGTAAAATACAATAATCTACGCTTAAAGTTAAGCTAATTGTCATAGCTTCGCCACTGTCACCCCAATCCATTTCACCGAAATCTGCACTAGTGATAAATGCACCTTTAAGTGTCCATTCTTCTACTTTATCACCAACAGGTCCAAGAACATTGATAGTCAAATCTTTCTTATAAAAATCACTGTAACCATCACGCCCAGTAACAGATTCGTGCCCAAGGCGAATCCACTCCATAACTGCTTGCGCACCAGATGGTACGATTGGATCATATAGTTCAATTGTTATATCCTCCCAGGTGGTTTTACCTTTATAGTATCGTTGGACGTTGATGTGGTCAAGAGTCTTCTTTTCGCTTTTTGGGGATGGTCTCTTGCATTTCTTAATTAAGAAACTTGGAATACCGTCACAGTACAAAAGAAACCTGTTTTTAACTTTAGGTTCAAATGTTGTAAAGAAGATCTCGTTGCTATTTAGTAGGTCTGCCATAATTGTTTATTCCTTTAGATATAAATATAATAATAAATTAAAATAGGTTGACAAATTTTCAACTATTTGTATAATTTGCTTAAGCATAGCGCTTGATGCGCTTTTAATTGTTTAAACTTTGCGATTTATCATATAAGTTATTAATTGCTGATTTTAATTTTTCTATATAATTCCTGTTTCTTAAGATTTTAAATACTAAGTTTTCAGTGCTTAATTCTCCTGATTTATCTAAACCTGCTTGGCGCATATCATAAACATCTTTAACAATTGATTTAAGCTTCTCAATATTTTGCGCTTTAATAGCAGAATTTATTTTTCTAACTGCATCATTATATTTTTCTTGAATTTTTTCTTTATCAATTTTAATATTTTCTTTTTTTGGTTCACTTAGCCATTTATCTTGCATTAGTGAATACACACCTGTTGATCTATTTTCTTTAGTAACATCTTGAATATAAACTTCAACATTGTGTTGTTTTACATGTATATCATGTTCATCATTCCATTTTGATTTAAGCGCATTAACTAATTTTTCAACAAGTTCTACATTTTCGTCTACATCTTTGAAATTTATAACAACATGTACATCAAAGTCACTTGTATCTGACCAGTTATAATTTGCTAAGCTACCCACGAACAGTATATCTTTTAAAGGCGCATCAGTTTCTGTATCTGCGTAAAAGTCTTTGCCTATTTGCAGTAATTTTTCTTTAATTTCTGGATTTAATTTTAAATTATCCCAGATAACTGGATTTAGTGTATCGTTGTAGAGTCTTACCTTCATATTTTTATTT